CGTAATAACCCTCGCGGACTGGTTCCGTATAGACACATGACCGGCCACGCCGTTATTGGCACACGCCGCTATAGTGTTAAATCGGACAACCCGAAAGCGATTTTTCGCGGCGATCCCGTGGAATTGGGTGATGACGGCTATGTTCGCGTAATCGACACATCTGGTGTTTCCGCTCTTGAGCGGGGCATTCTAGGGGTCGTTGTTGGAATTATGGACTCTAACGGCCGCCCTCTAACTCACGATAAGCCTTCGGGCGGTGGGTTTTTAGATGCTTCTACGGCAGGTTTTGTTGAGGTCGCGGACGACCCGTACACCACCTTCCTTATCAGTTCCGACGCTACCGCAGCCCAGACCATGATTGGTCAGTTCTGCCGCGCAACGGCTGGTTCGGCAAATTCAGCCGCCGGTATTTCCGGCTTTCATCTGCGTCTTGCGGACGCCACCGCTTCTTCGGTGGGGCACCGCTTCCGTATTATTGCGATTGGTCCAAACGAACGCGCTATTGGCAACGATAGGGTTGCCGGTTCTGAGTTCGCCTTGAATCAGGATATAGAAGTTCTGATTTCGGACCATGACTGGAAGCGCGCCAATGTTCGTGTTGGCGTAACCAACTAAAGGAGGAATAGGATATGACTACAGGCACAGGTGCCTTTCCTGAACTCCTCTGGCCTGGTATCGCTGACCTTTGGGGAGAGAGCTACAACGACTACGAAGCTCTGTACGCCAAGATTTTCGAAATGCGTGATTCCGATAAGCGTTTTGAAAAGATGCAGAATGTTACCGGCCTGGGTCTGGCCGCCGTTAAAGACGAAGGTTCTTCGATTCCTTACGAAGACCCCTTCGAAGGCCCACAGGAAGAATTCGTCAATTCGACGTATGCTTTAGGTTCGATAGTAACGAGGGAGATGTACGAAGATGACATGTATTCGTTCATCAACGACATCCCCACCATGCTGTCGCGCTCCCTGTGGCAGACCAAGGAGACAATCGCGTTTAACCACTTGAACCGCGCGTTCAACGCCTCTTACACGGGCGCTGACGGCGTTTCTCTCTGTAACGCATCTCACTCTCTGGTTGGAGGAGGGACTTATCGAAATCAGCTTAATACTGCTGCCGATTTGTCCCAAACCAGCCTTGAGACCGGAACTCAGGATCTCATGGATTTTGTCGATGAGCAAAGCCTGAAGATTCGCGTCATGCCTAAATGTTTGGTGGTGCCAACCGCCATGAACCATACGGCACTGAAGCTTATCGAATCCGATCTCGTTGTGGGTTCGGCTGATAATGATCCCAATACGACCAAGGGTCTGTTTCAGGATCTTATCGTTAGCCCGTATCTCACTGACACGGATGCGTGGTTCATCATTACGGACGTTCCCCATGGCCTTATGTGGTTTACCCGCAGGGCCGCTGAACTTGTTCGTGATAATGAGTTCGATACTCAAAACCTGAAATTTGCGACGACTGAACGCTTTTCAAGCGGATGGTCTGATCCGCGCGGTGTTTTTGGCACCCCCGGCGCGTAATTTCACTAAATGACCTAGACGGAGGGATAGGGGGCCTTGTGCCCCCGTCCCGAAGAAGGACAAAAAACCAGAGCTAGGCTAAGGAGACAAAATGACTAGATTTACTGGCCCTGTCAAAGTTAAAAAGGCTTTTTCAGAAACGACGGTAGCACGTATCGACGCTTCTGGCTCTGCCCACTTCGCACAAGGCGCTGACTTTAACGGCGGCTCCATTTTTAATGGCGCACTTACCGCAGGAAGTGATTCCGGCACGCAAGGTAAGGTGCAACTCGTGCAGCAAGCCGATCTTGGCAAGACGAGTACCGCCAACGCGACTGTAGCTGTTGTTCCAGACGGTAGCGACATATTGGACATTTACTTTTTTGTCGATACCGCTTTTGCAACGGCGGCAGCAGACGTTAAGGTGCGTGTTGGCACATCAGCTAACGAAACGCTATTCGGAGAGTTTAATCTCGACACGAATATTGCCGGCGGTATGCACCACCTGGCAAACGGCGCGTTTACGTCAGCCGGCTCGTCTTGGAATAACCTTTCCGGCGCAGGCGCAAAAATTATGGCGCAAGTCACCGCAGTTTCGGGTGCCGTAGCTTCTGCCGCTTCAGGGAAGCTCTCAATCGTCTACGTGCAATAGGAGTAACCCATGCCGGTATTTCACCAATCACGGCACGTTATCTCAGCGGTTACCGCCTTTACGCCTGTTCCCCTAAATGTACACGACGGCACGTCACAAATTACGTGGTCCCTAGAAAGGGGCGGAAACGGCACTTCGACGTACGACATTGAGTTTACGTTGGACGATTTACAGGATGCAGACGTTTCGGCACTTTGGCTGGATTCTGTGTCTGGCCAGACGGCATCCAACGTTGGGAATATCACCGTTCCAATTCGTGGAGTCAGGCTAAACATAACTGCCGCTTCGGGCTCGTCTCACGCAACATTTCGCCTCTTACAGAGTGGGCTATGAGCGTAGGATCAACCGGAATGCCTCAAGGCGAGGGCGTTGGGCGTATGGGTATTGGGTGGTTGAGCAACACAACTCGACCCTCGATGCCGTATATGGGAATTTTATTAGAAAATGCTGTTGACATCCTCGCAGCAGAGGACGGCGACAGCGTTCTTATCCAGGAATAAAAATGGCTAATGTAAAAATTTCAGACCTCTCCGCTCTCTCAACCCAGGCGGCGGCAGATCTGCTGGCTATTGTCGATGACAGCGCGTCAGCGACAAAGAAAATCACACTCACTAATTTTTTCGACGGCGTTCCAGTTGCGATCACGACGACCAGCGATATTAGCGGTGGCACTGTCAATGCGACTAGCGATACTGCTGCTAGTGATAACGCGGCAATGGGATATACGGCTGCTGAAGGACTTATTCTAACGGGTCAAGGAAGCACTTCGGATATAACAATAAAAAATGATGCTGATGCGTCTGTTATAACCATTGCAACTGGTACGACAAACGTAGACATCGTTGGTGATGTTACGGCATCGACCGTTAACGCTGACGGCGATACAGCAGCTAGTGATAATGCTGCAATGGGATATACGGCTGCGGAAGGACTCATCCTTACTGGTCAAGGAAGCACGTCAGACGTGACAGTAAAAAACGATGCTGACGCCGCTGTTATAACAATTGCAACTGGTACGACAAATGTTGATGTTGTCGGAGACCTGACAGCAGCGACGTTGAACGCTGATGGCGATACGGCAGCTAGTGATAACGCTGCAATTGGTTACACTGCCGCTGAGGGAATTATCGTCACCGGCCAAGGCTCGACAAACGATGTTACAATAAAAAACGATGCCGATGCAGATGTAATTGAAATCCCCACAGGAACGACGCGGGTAGAAATGCCTGGGACTCTTGTTGTTGGGAGCAACTTAGACGGCGACGGTCAACTGCATGTGCATAGCGCAACGGCAGGGAGCGTCACAGCAAGCTCAACTGGTGATGAACTCGTCCTTGAGAACAGTGCTGGTTGTGGAATATCAATCCTCACTCCTACAGATCAGGAAGGTGGCATATTTTTTGGAGACCCGGATGACAACGACGTAATGTCGATCAGGGGGGACCACGCAGACAACCTAATCGGGTTTTATGCCAACGGCACGTCTATCATGGCTGCGCTCAATAATGCCGGTCATTTTTTCGTTGGTAAGGCCAGCAGCGCATTGGCCACAGCGGGGCACGAGTTGCAGGCTGCGGGCACTGCGATGCATACGCGCGCAGGCTCTGAACCCCTTCAGTTAAACCGCCTGACAAACGACGGGAAGTTGATTTCTTTCCATCAAGCTACTAGCGAAGAGGGCGATATATCTGTAAGTGGAACTACCGTATCGCTGACCGCGTTTGTTGGTGCCCACCCCTCTCAGTGGTCTTTAACTGACGCTCCTGAAGAAAACCCAAAAATCGGCACTATTGTAAAGTCAACTGATGAATACTGTGAATGGCTCGTTGAGCGTATTTACAACAATGACACTGGTGAGTTCATTGGTGTCGGTGAAAAGCGCGTAGATGATAAGGATCTTGGTGATGAGTGGTTTGTTGACATTGAGGCCAAAACCAAGAAAAAGCAGAGAACAGTTGATTCGACAAAAGAGAAGGTGATAGTTGAAGAAATTGACGGAAAGCTATGCGAAAAAGTTGTCGAGGTGGCAATCAAAGTAGATGTCTTTGAGGACGTGTTACTGTTTAATGAAGACGGTTCACCAAAAATGGTTGATGGTGAACAAGCAACATATAGTCAGCCAGTCTGGGATACAGAGGTTGTTTCCCCAGCGGTTCGTGAGAAACATGTCATAGAAAAGTATAATAACAAACGTCTTTTAAGAATTAAGGTTTCAGATACAAAAGACGAAATGTCATATGGAATCTACGCAGGACAACAAGCAGACAGTGGAAACCAGATTGTTTGGGGCGTCGGTTTAAGCGGTGAATACGGCGCACTTATCACTGGTGATTGCTCAAAAGGCGATTGGCTCTCAAGCAACGGTGATGGAACGCTGTATTCCACGGGTGATACAAAAGACACGAACTCAGTGGCACAGGCACTAGCTGCGCCGCATACGAATGACCCGGACGGGGTTCCAAGAGTTTTGTGCATCCTACACTGCGGGTAATACCATGACCCCGGAGTTAGCCAAAGCGTGCGCCGCTTTTTTAATGCGCGTGCAGATGAGCGGTCAAGAGGTGGAAACCTTTCTCGCAGTGCAGCGTGCGCTGGTTGAAATTATAAACGGAAAAGATTCGAGCGATAACAGCAACACTGAGTAAATTACATAAACCTGTATCGTACGAAACAATACCGGGGCGCTATTAATGGCTTGGCGAAATTCTCATCGTATCGGGGATTACCTGATGCTTGACGACGAATCCGGCAGAGTCCACTACAGATCTGAAATGGTCGAAAAGTGGAACGGCAATTGGGTTCGTAAAGACCAGTTTGAGACACGCCAGCCCCAGGAATTTGTCAAAGCCAAGGCAGACCCATTTCCTTTGAGACACACGCGCCCTGCGCCCGTCTCAGATACCCCCGCCAGCGTTAAAACCCTATTCGCAGGTTTGACCGAGGACTCAGACCATCCAATTCTGCGTCCAAAAAACGGTCCCGCGCATCACCTGTACGCCCCCACGTCAGGTGCCAAGGTTTTCTCGCTTCTTCTGGACGAGTCAGGAGTCTACGTGGTCGTCACAGAGGGTGGGACTGCCTTGGCGACCGAATTTGTTTCAGCGGTATGTTAGACGAATTTAAACGGGATTCTTTTAAATAATGGCTTCCACAGACATCAGAAAATCGGTTATTGATATTATCAACGAGGTCGAGCGTAAGCTGGGAATCGATGAGACGGCGCATGTCGTCGATAATAGGTTCGCCAAAGTTCTTTTGGATTTTCTCAATGATACGATAGATGAGTGTAACGATTTTGGTAATTGGAAGCAGATGTACCGGGAGGTAACCGTTTCCTCTCAGGCCTGCACAGGTACGTACGAGCTTGCAGTCTCGGCAGAAGTAAAAAATATATACGAAATTCATTTTGGAACACAAACGAGCCCCCTTGTTTCACGAACAACGTCGGAAATAAGGGTACTGCAAAAAACGTCAGGTTTGGGCGAGCCGCGACAGTTTGCCGTGGTTGACACGTCAGGGACCAACCCAAAATTCCGGGTCTACCCAATTGTTGCGTGCGCCAATTCAAGCGGAGATTTTGATGTTGCGTATTTTAAAAAAAATCGCCTCTATACTACAGCGTCTGCGGATGGATCTGCAATCCCGGCTTTCCCGTCTCGTATGCTGGTTCAAGGAACGATGGCAAAAGCTCTGCTCGAAGAAGCGGGCATGGAAGCGACTCCTGCCGTACAGGCTAGTGAGGCGAGATACAGAGAAATGAGGAAGGAAGCTTACAACCGGCTGACTTCTGACACATCGACAGACCTCTATCTTACGCCAAGCGGGTCTTGACAAAAAATGGCTAGATTTGAGGGTTCATTTAATCCTCCCTCCCGTGGTGTGGCAACATCATTTGGCGAGGCGTTAATCACCAAAGATTACGCGCTCGATTTCATTAATGTTTACATTGACGGCGATGGGGCTGTCCGTAAGCGCGGCGGCTCAACAGTTATAGTTAGTGCGGCTGGCACTAATGCAAGCCGAACCTTTGTGTTTGAGTTCATTGATCAAAGCGGTGACCGTAAATTATTTTCGGCAGATACGGACACTATATTTTTGAAAGATGCTGGGGCTAACACGGAGTCTCAGGTATTTGAGTTTGACACGCCGGTCAACCAGGGGCCTCGCGCCGTTTCCATGGGCGGAAAGGCTATTTTCTATAATGGAGAAGACCGCCCTGTTTTTACGACAGACGGCTCTTCTTTTTCCGAGCTTACCGGAATTATAGAGCGCGAAACGGCCGCCGGGGCTGTTTCGGCTGGTGGGGTCGATTCTTCTGCTGTCGCCGACTGGGTTCTCGACAGCAACGTGCAAGTAAATGACCTCGTATACAATGCGACAAAAAATGCTTACGCAGTCATTACTGCGGTTGTCACCTCACATATCGAACACACGACGATTGGCACGACGGGCACTGGACTGGGGCAAGCTACCGAAAACCAGATAACCGGCGACCGTTTTGAGATTATTGACCTTGTCGAATTAAACATTGTTCCAACCGACACTACGGACGATAACACGGGGACTGGCGGCTCTGGAACGAACGCGACAACAATCCGCGTATCAGGCGTTAACTTTTCTGCCAAGGCTGTTAAAAAAGGCGACTACGTCAGAAACACCACCCGGTCTGCCATTGCGAAAGTTTCCTCTGTGGGCACGTCTGCTCTGACAGTTACATCTGTGGCGGGCCAGACAACCAATGATTCCCTTGTTTTTTTAAGGCAAGCAATGCCGGTTATCGATGTTGCTCATGTCCATGAGATGCGCGGGTATTTTCTAGACGCTCGTGATAGAAAAAGAATCATTGTTACAGGTCGAAACAACCCAGAAGATGTAACAACCAATTCGCTTTCGTTGGACTCTTCAAGCATCCTCATGGGAAACTTTGCGGATGAGGACGAAGAGTTTGTGGCGATTACCTCATACCAGCGGCTTTTGGCTGTCGGCGGGCAGAAAAATATCTTTTTGTTCTCGGGTAGAAACCCGATTGTCGATACAACGGCTGATTCTGAAGGCTTTGTCTTAACGGGCATATTCCCACAGGGGGTTATAAATAAAGATTGTTTAATTTCAATTGGCGATGATGCCGTGTTCGTCTCGCCAGATGGCATTCAAACGATCTCACAAATTAGCGATTCATCTGACCTTAATCGCTCTAACATCTCTGAGCAGATTAAAGACACGTTGCGTGAGGATATAGCCCGAAAGGCTAGTGACGTATCGCTTTTTCATTATCCAAAAAAGTCATGGGTTGTTGTACACGGGATAAACTTCGACAACGTTAGCACCGACGCAGCGGCGATATTCAACTACTCCGCGCTCATTCAATCCGGGAGACGCAACCGGCCAAGTATCCTTGACCCAAAAGAGGGCGGTTGGTCTATATTCCGATACCCGGATAACGGTACTGAGCCTAATCATATAATTCGCCTGACTAAGGGCACGGCGGTTGCCGCGACAGGTGAGGGTCTGGTTAAGTGGGACGACGACAGCGTCTACAAAGACGGGTTGGCTGGGGCCAGCATACCCACTAAATTTAAAACTCATCGAATGGATTTCACGGGCTCAACAAGGCCTTCCACAAGACAAAAGCAGGGGCTTTATTTTAGGCCATTGTGGGAGGTTGCAAACAATGAAACATTCCGCGTGACTTTTCAGTCTGACTACGACACTGCCACGTCAGCAACGCAAACTATCACTGTATCAGCAAGTTCGACAGTAATTAGCGACAAAAAATACCCTGTCAGATGGAGGGGAAGGAACGTAACCATGACTATTGAAACAAGCTCTTCAACGGGGCCTTTTTTGTTGAGCCGACACACACATTACGGCACGGTTTGGGGAGTACGGTAGATGGTTTTGGATGCTATTTTAGGCGCTGGGGGACTTGGGCTGAGCTTATGGAATGTGCTGGAGAATCGAAGAGAACTAGACCGCGCGCGTACAGACCAAGACGACAGACTGAACTACTTCCGTACATTGGTTGGCAAATCTATTACGCCGCCCGCCAGCGAAGTCGAAAAAGAGGAGAGCCTTCGAAAAGGCGAATTCGCCAGAGCCATCACTGAGGCTGCGCTTCGAGGCCAGAGGTCTTACCGCCAGGGATTTAGGAATGAGCGCGACCCGCGATGGGATGAGCGGTTGATGGGCGCATCAGCCGTCGCCGGCAACAACGCGCGTGACGTCCTGCGCCAAAGATATGCAGCGGCCGCTGGGCTACAGCCACCTGCGGCGTCCAATTTTCTTAATGCGGCAACAGCTTCTCGCCAACAAGTGGGCAACCTTGGTCTAGCGTCACTCGATTACATTAGACGATTAGCGGACCCACGCGCCGGCAACCCAGGCCTTAATGACTTCATCCGTGAGATGATCCGCACTAACAGGCCTCAGCCGGCCAACACTCGGATTAGTGCATAATGGTACAAAATACTTCTCTTGAAGGACTTGCTATAGATCAACTACTTGGGACACCTGGAAGACGAGATCTGCCCAGCAGGCTTTATGGGGGGAGCGAGTTCGATTACCGACGAGCCCAATATTCTGGGGATATCGAGTTAAGCCCCGACGTAAAGAAAATGATCGAAGGCCGCAAGGCCGGAAATGTAGTAACTGAGCGAACGGGTGTGCCACCCGGTGACTTGCAGAACTCTATTATCTCCGCAAAAAACCGCGTCACTCGTCTGCTGCTGGATCAATCGCGCAAAGCCCCTGAAGTGAGGGATATTACCAGGGCACTGCTGTCTACATTTGACGGCAAGAAAACGTATGGGGAGGCCATAAACGCAATCCAGGCCGGCCGTAAGGTTAACGCTTTAAAGGCGTACGAGATTGAGCGCCAAGCAGGCAGGGACAAAGCGGCTGACGAAGAAGCCAGGTTGCGCCGTGAAGAAGTACGAGAGTCTAAAAAGGCGACCACGGAATACCGCCGACAAACACTTGAACATAAGAGAAAAATATTAGATTTTAACAAACAAAAAAGGAGTGAAGATGTTGAACGTCGGGCTCGCCGAGATATTGCAGCTGACGCTGCTCAAGACAGAACCGCCGAATTAGCAGAAACAAGAGAAGCGCGGATAACAAAACAAGAAAAGTTGGATAATGAGTGGCGGGAAATCAGAGCGGCCAAACTAGATGCCAGGTACCTTACCGAACAAGAGTATAAAGAAAAGGTGGACAGACTTGAACGTGACCACAAAGCTAACCTGTTCAAATTCAAAACGGATCAAGCAAAACTTAAAGAAGAGCAATTTAACAAAAAACTAGCCCAAAACGCTTCACAATATAATAAAACGCACGATTTAAAAGTAAAAACTTATAATCAAAAAGAAAAAAATCAAAATCAACTGGATGAGGCACGGCGTTTACAACGAGTACACGAACGCAATGTATTTGAGTGGCGTAAAACCCGCGCTAACATTAGTGACGATCAGTGGAAACTCAGGCGAGAGGACGATCAAGCCAAATTCAAATGGCGCGTAAAATCCGGGGAACTGCGGTCCATGAGACCATTGGGGCCTTATGTTGACAATGCCGGACGGTATTTGGGCGAGGGCATATTTAATCAAGGAGAATTTTACCTTCGCCCATCTGGGGGCGGCCAAATGATCCCTCTCCCCATAAACGCTCAACGAAGAACCCCAACGGCGCTTGCTCGCTCCACTCTCACTGGACAACAGTTTATAAAACTCCACGAAAGAATTAATTTTAATGAACAATCAATTACAGCTTTAGTTGACTACTGGAAAAAGGTCAAAGACTCTTCCCAAGGCTGGAGACTTTTAGCAAGCCAATTTGTTGGAGAGTTTAATACAGTTTTCGGTAATAGACTTACAAGTCAACAACTAACTGACATGACTCAAAGTGGCCGACTTCAGGGGCTTCTCGGCAGATTCCGCAAGGAAGTTGTGGGTGGTGGAGTTTTGACAGAACAAGACGCTGAGCGTGTTATTTCGCGACTCGGCAACGATGTTAGCGCTCTTCGAAGCCCAGAGGTTGTGGCAGACGCGATTCGATCAATAATGAAACAAAAAGTCGATACCTACAACAACGTTGACAGAAAGGCTTGGAATATGCAGGTTTCTCAGGGATACGGTCAGTTTAACTATGTTCCAAGAGCCCCAATCAAAGTTGACTACGACGACCTTTTTGGCGGCATATTAACGCGCGCACCTACGGAAGAAGCCATTAAACTATTACTGGAAGACCCAAAGCGGTATGAAACGTATTTTAATGAACATTATGGGAATAAAGCTAACCCAACCCCGGCAAAACAATACCTAAAGTGAAAATGATGGGAGATACCCCTTTTATTGATGAAGTCTCGTATGATGAACGAGATGATGAAACTTGGGTTGAGGCCGACACGGCCTTAGAGGGCGCAAACCCCTTTGAACAATTTAATCCACCCACTGTTCCAGATCCCTCATATGATGTGGAGCCTTATGATGTGGAGCCTGATGAGAGGATAAAGGTCCGGTTCTTTTCCGAGTATGATGCGAAACCTGCTGACACGGCCGTAACCGCAGAGGGGAAAAACCCCTTTGAACAATTTGATCCACCCGAACCAGGGCCAAACCCATTTGAACAATTCGGCCAGAGCGTATGGAACAGGAAAAGTATCGTTGAGAATTTTGGCGAAGGTGTTAATCTTGGTATATCTCATCTCATTGGTGCACCTGTTGATCTAGCGAATATTATTCTTGGCCATGACGAACCCCTTGGGGGAAGCGAAAGTTTAAAACGTCTTTTCGAGTGGACTGGCGTAGGGGCCACCCCGGATTCTGGTTATATGGGGTCCATAGGCCGCGTTACGGGGGAAGCTCTGGTAGGGTTTGGCATACTGGGTGGTTTTGCTAAATTGACCCCTGTGGCTCAACATATTGCTCTACAGACTAAGCGAAGATTTTTTGAGCCAATGCTTAACGCTGTTAGGAGCCACCCGTACCGTACCGCTTTAATGGAGTTGGGCATAGCTTGGCCTATCGGGGCAACTGGTGAATTATTTTCGTCATTTGGCGAAGGGGCACGCCCTTATGGCGAGTTGGTGGGCGGGCTTGCGCCAGCCAGCACATTAGCTTTAACTAGCAAAGCATTCCGAGGTTTAGCCAACGATATTGGGATTAGCCGGGCGGCGCAGGAACGACGTATACCAGATATTTTTCGTGCCGCCGCAGACCCCACAACAATTGAACGCATGGAGTGGGGAGACGTAGATTTACCTCAGTATGGGGAGCCGTCCACCGGGCGGGCATACAATGACCCAGGCCTTATAGCCCTGGAGCGCGGGGTAGACGCGGCAGACCCGAAATTGGTTGCACGCAGTCAGGATTACCTTACGCGGTCAAACCAATCGTTGCTTTCGGCAATTAAAACATTAGCTCCGGGAGACGACACCTCTGAATTTTCCGTTAAGTTTTTTGGAGACAGAATAAACCGGGCAGTTCAATTTGTTGAGGCCAGGGTGGGTGAGGCAATCAACGCTTCAAGGACAGAAATCAACAAACTGGGCGCAAAGTACACTGACTTTGAGGCCAGCCAAATCGCCAGGGGCCGATTAAAAAGTGCACTTGACGACGCCCGAGAAAGAGAAAAAACGGAATGGACCGCCATAGGTTATCAAAATTATGACGTTTCCGCAATAATTGGGCGGGCAAGACTGGCCATAGAGTCGAAGTTTAAGGCTGAAAGTTCAAATGAGTACAGCCCGATCTTTTACGAACTTAGTCGAAAACCAGATCTCCCAGAGGGCGCGATAAATGAATTAGGCGTTCCGGTAAAAACAGCCAAGCCCATGTGGGATGATGTGGAGTCTATAGGGGAGATTCTTGCTCTTCGCAGCAGGGTTTTGAATGCTATCGCGGCGGAAAGAGCGGCGGGCAGATTTAATCGCGCCAGGATTTTGCGTACAGAACTTTTAGATCCGCTGTTTAATGACATCGTGCCCGTCAGAAGGGTGGGCACGGGCAAAGCCGCTCGCTGGGAAAAAATAGATGACGATCCAATTTTGGGCGCTGTCACAAAAGCGCGGGATTTCAGCAAGTCACTAAATGACACTTTCACCAGGGGTCCGATAGGAAAGCTGTTTGAATACGACACCTCGCGTGATTTTATCATATCTCCAGAAAGAACCCTTTACAACATGATTGAAGACCCAACTTTTGGGGTTTTAGGCCTTCAGGCAATGCGTAAGGCCGCAGGGGATGAGGGGGCCGCTGAAATTGACGATGCTGTTCAGGAATTTCTAAAGGCTTTATACGCGGCGTCGATTACAGACCATCGCGGAACATTTCTTCCAAAAGCTGGGTTGCGGTTCGTAGAAAAGCACAGCAGGGTGCTGGACGAATTTCCTGAACTCAAGGAACAGATGTCAAACGCTGCAACCGGCCGGGAATTAGCAGAAGCGGCGCAAAAGGGGCTACGGACGCGAATTACGAATATTAAGGTGCAATCAACTGCGGCAAAATATATTAATGGAGAGCCTTCGGCTCAAGCAAGGTCCGTTCTAACTTCAAAATCTCCAGTTTCCGCAGCCGCTAAAATAATGGCAAAAGCAAAAAAAGACCCCACCGGAAACGCTGTTCGAGGTGTCAGGTCAGCAATGACGGAGGTTATACTGGATACGGTTGCCCCGTATGTTAATGCTGCGCGTGACGTAGTGGGAGACCCTAAAGTTATCGCCCGCCCACTAAGGACGCTTCTCAAAAATAAAAAGGCCGCTCTCAAAAAAATCTACGGCGCTGGAGGAGTAGCTATTCTTGAGCAGGTCGAAGCCGGTTTAACTGTAAATATGAGGCAAAGTCTGGGAATCGCAGAGGCAGGGGGATCAGACACGGTACAAAAATTGTCTACGATAGGAGGCACCCTAGGGATAATTTTGGGAGCGCGATTGAATCCTGGGGCACATGGGTTAATGTGGGCTAATGTTATGCGGAAATCGGCTTCGGGGCTAGTCCAACGTCTTCTTAGCATGGACGCCGAGCAGTCATTTAATATATTGCAGCAGGCATTAAAAGAACCGGAATTTGCCGCTAGGCTATTACGTGTGGACGCGTTAAAGAAATTAACAGCAGCACAAGAAATCAGCCTTATGCGGTACGCTTCGATGAAAACCGCCCTGTCCGTTGCGCCGGAACAAATCGGCGAATTTGATGACGTTTTACAGTCTGCCTCAGAGCGCGCTTCCCAACATATGCAATCGTATCCTCAACCTTATCAATTTTAGGAAATCCAATGAAACACAAACCCAAAAATAACAAAACCAAGAGTTCACTAACCCATCTTTATGGCGCGATGCGTAACAAAGTTGTGGGTGGTGGGGTTATGACAGACCAAGACGTTAAGCGTATTACTTCGCGACTCGGCGTTCAGAAAAAATCTTCAAAGAAAAAGTATTAAACTTAATTATTTTCACCGGAGTGCGGTATGAAAAGTATTTTTTCGCTTTTTTAATAACGGCCACGTTGACATTCGCGTGGCCGACTAAAGCAGCAGATTTGGTTGTTGGGACACTAAAAATGGCGTGTTTTCCACAAACTGCCGAATCTTTAATCGACGAGCTTACTAAAACACACGGTGAGCAGCCCGTAGGGCGAGGCATCGTTGACGGCGGGGAAGGCTTATTCTACGTCCTCTCAAATCAGGAAACGGGTACATGGACAATTGTCGGGTACGATACAAACAAAACGATGAGTTGCATGATATCGAATGGTTCGGATTGGGAAACTTTGAAGCCCCCCAAACTTCCCAAAAAAAGCGCTCCGCCCAAAGCAACCTCTCCAGAAACTCAACATATCTCACTCTAGCTTCAGTTTCGCGTTAAATAGATGGAGGACCGGCGACAGAACGATGGCGAAATGCTGAGATTGCTAGGCCAGATAGAAGGGAAGCTCGACTACGCAACTGATGTTGGCCGAGACAATTCAGCTAAAATAGACAAAATTAACGAAATCCTAGAGCCCCGAATTCGAAAACTGGAGATCGGGCAAAGGGGCATGAAAGTGGCCGGCCTAATCATCGCTGGCGTTGTCGGCTTTTTCAGTAATTTTCATAAGGTTTTTGGAGCTTGATTTGCTAATTAAATGGGTGAAAGAATTTGGAAGATTTTCGTCTCTTGCTTACACTCGGCGGGGTCGTTGCGAGTTTAGCTACGGCGTGGGGAGTCGCTAAAAATCAACTGAAGGCAATACTTGTAGATGTTTCAAAAATAGAAACATTTACAAAAATGGAGTCTGATAGGATAGACTCACTGCTTACCCGAATAACGGTTCTAGAAAATAAACTTAACGTTGTAACGGGAATCCTACAGCCAGAAAAATTGTCCCAAACAACTAGAGAATCAGCGGAGTTTCAAGCCAGAACTGACGAACGCCAGGAGCGATTATTCCATATTGTGCGGTCGTTGGAAAAAAGAATTGAGCGCGTCGAGATTAGGTAATTTCACCGCGCTATAAAATTTCCGCACTTTAAATCGTAAAATAAATCCATTTTACAAGGATACCCTAGTTCTTCGTATCTTGATTTCCTGACATAGAGTTCACAATCTGTCTGCCTTTGCCCTTCGTCATACATCGCGGGTCTCCAAATAACGAGTCCGAGATCTGGGCGATTATCCCAATTTTTACTGCCATGGATGTCCTCCAATTCTGGAGGAGCTTTTCGAGATTCGTAATGACCGCGTTTGGATGGGTGGGCCACAATTTGAACGTGGCACGAGAGATCCCTTGCAAAATCAGCAAGCTTATCAAGACACACACCAACGTAATCCGTCTCCGAAAGTTCACCTCTGTCGCTCTCCAGTTTATTCCAAGGGTCAATTTGAACCACACGAGCGTTGTGTCGTACGACAGCAACCTCAAACGTGTCTAAACACCAATCCAAACTAGGCCTTAGTTGCGGGTGCACGACAAACGTATAGTGGTTGTTGATAAATTGGTCCGCCAAGGCTACCTCATCGCTAGAAATATCCTTTTCTAATTTATTCGTATAAAAAGAGCGGAAATACCTTCGCAAGTGCGGTTTTGCTCGCGTTTCAAACCCAGCAATGCAAACATTTATCGAATATCGTTGGGCGATCTGAAACCAGATCTGCGCCATAAGGTGCGATTTTCCGTGGTTTGGTTGGCCGCTGACAACGGATACGGTGCCTGGGCTGAACGCCAGCTTGTCACCCCATCCAAATCCTGGCTCCCAACGAACGAAAGCAGTCGGCTCCGGTAAGCTATCCAGAGCAAAAAGACCTTCGACCGGCCAGATTTTTTGTTCCGCGTGAACGTAACTTGACAAACTTCCCTTGGCGCACAGAAGTTCGTTCGCATCCTTAATTCCTTCCGGCCAATCTACGTACCAGCATTTTGCCGGCCCCAACAGTTTTGCCAAATCTGCCCTCAGCGCACGTCCAGGGGCGTCGTTGTCCGTAAGCAGCACAAACCGCTCGACCGTATGGAGACCTCTCTTGAGAGCATCAAGGACGTGCTGGTAGCCCGTATTCCTATGCGGCTCCTCAGACTCTTGGGAAGGAGCCCCGCCTTTAACAGATAAAATTGAATCATACGGTAACCCAGCTTCGCATAGAGAAAGAGCATCGATTTCGCCTTCCGTTATAAAAACTGCGTCTAAACTTCCACCTAATACATTTTCCAAATTGTAGAAGTTTTGAACGCCCCCCGGACTCTGCGTCCACTCGCGTCCGACAATTGACCTCGCCTTGTATCGATTATCCCCATAATTAAAAATTACACAATCTCTTTTTTCGCCATCGCTAAACGTTTTTATTCCGTGCGTTACGCCAAATGCTTTTAGCGTTCTTTTCGATATTCCGCGATTTTCGAAAAATTTCTCGGCGCTCACTCCATCCTCCAGACCACTGACAGTGATGACAATACCAGGTGACCCCCTCATTTTTTACAGTAATTGATAACGGGCGATCCCTTGGATGCTTTATTCTCGTTTCCTGGCATTTGGGGCACTCAGCATGTTGGCTGTTCCAACCGCGCAGTTGCACCCCCTCTTTTTCCAATTTTTCCCTTGGTGTCATAATTTTGGCCTACCACATCTAGGCGTATTTAGCAACGCCCTTGACTAGGCATTGAAATTAAAGTATAATTTTGAAATTGCCCACAGGGGGGCTGATGCGGAAATATTTAATAATTGGCGATTCTCACGCCAAGCCGGCCGTTTCAAATCGACGTTACCATTGGCTGGGCAAACTCGCCCGTGATTTGAAGCCGGACGTGGTAGTGAACATGGGCGATTGGTTCGACATGGAATCGTTGTGTTCGTATGATCGTGGCACGAAAGGATTCGAAGGTCGCAGGTACAAAAACGACATTGATTGTGGCAACAACGCTCTAGAGATTTTCGATCATTACACTAAAAAAATGAGTTTTGAGAGGGAAGCTCTTGAAGGAAACCACGAGCATAGGGCGTCTAGGGCCATCGAAACTGAACCGCAGCTTGAGGGCGTAGTCGGTCTCGAATCGATGGCTTTCAATGATTTTGGTTGGAATCTGACAAAATACGAGGGGTCAAGCCCTGGTGTCTTGACCAAGGACCGCATCGCCTTTTCTCATTTTCATGTCACGGGCATCATGCAGCGGTCGATATCTGGCGAACATCCTGCATATACAATGATTATGAAACGGCACATGTCCTGCATTGCGGGCCACAGCCACCTCTTCGATTACGCAGAAAGAAATAACGCGCGGGGAGAGCGCCTTCAAGGCGTCATTGCGGGATGCTATCTGGACCCACGGCAGTTTGAAGGATATGCTGGATCAGCAAATTGGATGTGGAAACGTGGTTTGCTAATTCTGCGAGATGTAAGGCGTGGAGAGTTTGACCACGAATGGATTTCCACAAAACGAATTTTGCGGGAATATGGATAAAAATTTAACTTTAGAGGAGTATTTGATCCGCCCACGTCATTATAACCAGGGAGGTGTCGAAACATTCGACTATATTAACTCTAACAAATTCGGCTACGCGCAGGGAAATGTAATAAAGTATGTGTCCAGGTACAAAATAAAGGACGGGTTGCCGGACCTGTATAAGGCTCGGTGGTATTTAAACTGTCTCATTGAAGAGGAGGAAAATGCGGAAGCGGCCACCGGATCGGCGACCGACGATCAGCCGTGACATAGAAGCGTACGATGCCATGGGGAATAAATTTAAACTTACAATTACGATAGGCTTTAATGAGGGCAAGGCCTGCGAGGTTTTTTTCAATGACCGTGGCAAAACCGGGACTGCTTTTAATCAGGTCATGCTTGAGACTGGGATTTGGATTTCACAGGTTTTACAAGGGGAAGACCCGTATGGATGAGCAAAAACAACCAATCAATTTTTGTGATGAATCCACCTTCTCCATCGAGACTTTACAGTATTGGCCAATTGGGAAACCAGCACCACCTGGTTGGGAAGACGCGGGAGATATGAAAGGGCACCACAGCCAGTATTCGTATTTAATTAAGAAATTGGATTTCTAATGGATTTTAATCGTCTGTGTGAACAACTAATCCATCACGAGGGATTAAAATTAGAGCCCTACACGTGCCCAGAGGGATTTCTCAGCATAGGCGTGGGAAGAAACATTCAGAGTCGTGGAATCTCTAAAAATGAGGCTCTATATCTCCTGAAAAACGATATCGACATTTCCATGAAGGAGCTTGACGATTCGTTTCCGTGGTTTAGTAACCTTAGTGAAGCACGGCAGATCGCGTTAATCGATTTGCACTACAATATTGGTTTAACGAAACTCAAAAAATTCAAAAAAACACTCGCTCTTATAGGGCAAGCCGTTAACGGAGAGGCGTCATGGTCAGATGTCTCTGCTGAATTGCTTCGCTCAAAATGGAGCAGTCAGGTTGGTGAGCGCTCCTACACAATCGCGCGTTTGCTCAAGGAGGGAATATGATAGGCTCAATTATCGGATCTGTCGTCAGCGGCGTGTTTTCGACTGGCAAGCAATATTTGCAAAATAAAAATCAAGAGTCCACGGCAAAACATGAAGCCAAAATGGCTTACCTAAAGGACAAAACGGCCTGGGAAATGTTCATGGCACGGGGGTCAATGAACTCCTACAAAGATGAGTTTTGGACGGTGGTAATAGCCGCTCCTCTAGTCCTCGCGTTTTACCCGCCGGCTGTTGAATGGGTCCAACGAGGATTCGAGGTTCTCCAGACATTTCCAAACTGGTATCTCTACTTCCTGGGAATTTCGTTTTCAGCGGCCTTCGGCGTCAAGCCACTGGGCAATGTGATTAGTGACGCGATTAAAAAAGTACGTAAGTAGCGTTGCGCTAATTTTATTTTTGAACGGCTGCTCTTCGATGCCGTCCAAATTGATCGGCGTGTTTGATGGCCTGTCGTTTGCCATTACAGATAAAACTATAACAGACCATGGCATATCTGCCGTGACTGGGAAGGACTGCGCCTTAACCAGAATCCTTATGAAAGACAGAATCTGTTTAGAGTAGATTAGCTTTTCGTTCGGTCTGCCACGCTGAAATTTTAACTCTAGCGGCCTCAAGCTCCCATTGAAGTTTCGTTTCCGCATACACGGCTTCTTTCAAGCCGTCTAAAATACCGTTGTAGTCAACGTGTGAATAGGCATAGTCGTCTTTTTGGCCTTCGGTCCTTGCGTTTGATTCTTGGCGCAACCTCGCCTTCACCGTTTTCCTGTACTGCTCTGAATAAACCCGGTTTGCCTTTGCCATCGCGTATGTGCTGGCATTGTCACGTATGAAGTCGATGCACTTTTCCGCGCTCTCGTCAGTTATCATACCACCCATCTTTATGCTTGACATTTAACGAATGAAATGTCTCCCTGGCGGCCACTTGTGTGGCAAGGTCGAGCCTATACAAAATAAAACACCCCACCAAAAATGGTGCGTACCTTATCGGCTCAACACGTTTGTTTGCCCAGAATGTCCTTTCCCCTTTTTGGTGCTGTGTGCTGTGACATGAAAAACACAGAGGTACAGCAGCGAAGTCTGCCGGCTTTTTCCCCGTGCCACCCTTTAATTCCTCCTTGACCGGCAGGATTCGAACGTGAGCAGCCTGTACCTGACTTACCGCACCACACGAACAGCACGGCAAGCCGCGAATGAAACTCAAAAAATCAGCGTTTTTTCCCGACACCCTCTATACGCCATTTTAAAAGCGCCCTGTTCGTTTTGTTGGTTTTCTAGGCAACCCCTCCAGAACCCCTTGAGCCGCGCACACAGCGCTCTCTGAGGCAAACCGTTTTGCTATATTTGTCAGATTTTCAGTCTTTCCGACATATGCAACTGTATCCCAGACTTTAAATTTTTTTGACAGCCGTTGAAACGCCCAATTGTTTGCATCGATGTCAACTAAACGTATCCTGTTCTGTGAATCGATTTCGAAAGGCTCAATCGATGGTACGTATTTTTCCATGATAAACTACTTCGTAATTGCCAAAATGTTTACGAACTTCGATTAAAAAGGGACATCCTCCTCCTTCTGCTGCTGCGGCCGGTCGTCCCTGACTCTTTGTTCTGATAGGCTTACTTGCAGCCACGGGTTGCCATTTTTGTCTTTTTTTACCTCCCCTGCATCATTTTTGGCCCACCAAATTGCGATGTCATGCTCTTTGCCGTTGAGATCCTTCAACGGACCAGAATACGCCGGGGCTTTGGGGTGGTTTGACATCCGCTTAAACATGCTGCCTTGCCCAGGGTCTAACACGAATTTTCTTTCCATTCCATCTTTCCTTTTGTTTACTGTTTGTTCTACTTGGGAAGTTTAGACGCTTCTTTCTGCAACCTGTAGTTGTACACGCAAGCTCTGAAGGCAGTAAAAGCCCTCTCTATATCCTCCCAGGCGGTAACTCGAACGTCGCCGTCGCCCCTGTCAATTTCGACGACAAGCAAAACGTCGTATGGGCCGTGCCCTTCTTCTTCTCGCGCCTTCGCGTAACCAGCACACTGAACTATGTGTTCGACTTTCGGACTAAAGCGCCGTAAATTGTTCGTAGTTTTGTAATCAACGATTGACCTGCCAAGCGTAGTGTGCGCGTCAAGATCGAGAGAGCCGGCGTAGGTGTGCTTCGCGCTGTAAACTTTAGCTTCTGCGTCAACCGGCGTAACGTCAAATTTTTCCCAAAATTTTTCTTTAAAGGCCGCACAGGCCCTCGCGGCATCCTCGTTGTGTGGAAGGTCTGGTTCTTTTCCGAGCGCGAATTCATGCGCGTACCTGTGCACTAAATCGCCAATTAAAAGAGCGCGGTCTGATGTTTTTCGTGTGGCGGCATTTAAGCGTTTCTCCAGCTCCTTTATTTTGACCTCGTCTAAAAAATTACTCGCTTTAATTTTAACGCCAGATTCGACGAGCGTGCCAATCACCTGGGAAAATTTTTTGTACTCTTCGACGGCCGCCTCGCGCATGACTTTTTTGCCCCACGGGATCATCCATGGCTGATTGAAAAAATTGCTGCACTGAGACGCAGTGAAATCGATTACATTTCCATCAACAACATATTTATGCTTGTCATCATCATATTGTAGCGTGATTTCGCCGCCGTAAAGCTTAAAAGTTTCCATGCTCACCGCAACGTTTTCGAGGCATCCTAGTGGAGCCAAAAAGCGGAATCGAACAAATCTCGCAGGTGCCTTGCTTGTAGAGATCGCCCCCTTGTTTCAAATAGGTGTCTAAGTCAATTGACATTTTAATCCCCTTTTTTTTCTTTGAGTGGGAACCACTAAAAAATTTCATGCCGCAATCCGGGCATTTATGCTGATTTTTTGGTGGTTTGTCAGCATCTGTAACCTTTGGCGTGCCGGAAAATTTTTCCCAGGCCGCAACCCCGTCGAGAACGTCGAATCTCATCTGACATTTTCGGCAATTAAATTGCCCCTCCTCGTCCCGTACAAAGGGCGGTCGTTGAACTTTTGTTGACGAGGCCATTTAACTCCTTTATATGACAAAGGGGGGGATGTCAATGTCAAATTATTCCAAGGGTGTCACTTTTGAGCGCGAAGTCGCAAAACTTTTTAGAGATAACGGGTTCGATGTGCTAAGAGCGGCGTCCAGCAAGGGAAAATTAGCCGGCTTTGATTGTGACGTAATCGTTTCGAAAG